CGAATCATGTAGCTTTTGTTAAACAACTTTCCTGTATTCATGTTCACTCTCCTGTGAGTTTGGTAGTTTGAAAGCCCCACTGCTTCGAGGCCATTACAAGGTAACACGACTGCCGACTGCTGTCAAGCCCAATCACGCCCATGTTTTTTTCTATACAGCATCTCGAAGGCATCAAGATAGTCCAAATACTTATCTACTTCATCTTTGAAATATCTTTTATAATACATCTTCTCAACACCGATAGCTATCTGTTTGTCGTGAGAAAAGCTAAACTCCCACGCCTGTTTTAATAAACTTACTCTAAAATCTTTTCTCATGGCTCACCCCATTCCTTGCCTAATCTATCAACAGCATTTATAATTTTATCATGATCTTCATCAGTAAGAATTGGTAATACATTGCCTGCTTCAGGATATTCATCAAGCTTCACAGAATATAACTCAATGAACTTATCATCAGGGTAATAAATATAATCTACAGTTATATCTAAACTGACTTTAATATTTCTACTTTGCATCGGTGTCCTCCAAAATAAAATTATCGCAGGGTTCTACGTCAAGCGTGTGAACTTTAAGAAACTCATCCCAGTCTGCAAACTCATCAAACAATTCTTCGGCATGGTCTCGACTCTCGGCCCTCACTCGAACCTCGTAAACCTTCGTCATAAATATTTGATATGTTCTCATTCTACTAGCCCTCTATGGTATAAATCATTTGAAAGTGTTACCATCATTTTTTGTAAACGAATTACGTCTTCTTCTAAAGTATCTACTTCAAGATCATCTAACAAACAAGCAATCTCAAGTTCAATGTCATAAACTAAATCAGATAATGTTGTCATGTTACACCTCATTGTACTAAATAATTATAATGAGCTTCAGAGACTTCAAAGCCGTTGTTCCACGATTTGTCTCTATCTCCTAGAAAATTACACCAATTGTTCCAAAGTTGTTCGGTTCCAATACTGTGACAGATGTTTACATATTGATTTATTTTTGAGCGTCGAAGATCTTCAGACTTCAAAGTATTCGGAAGCTTCAAATGTTTTTCATCAATGCCATACATTCTAATATTATGAGTGTCGATACAACCGACCAGCCCCGCCGCCAACTGACAAACAAATCCAGCCTTAGCAAGTCCAAGCCCCGGCACCCTAAGAAATATTCGCATGAGCGTTGCAGCTTTATCGGCTTCGGATTTATTAGAGTTTACAACGGCCATAAACTGACCGTACATAAAATCTTTACGAGCCTGAAGATACTTGTATGTTTTCTTTTTATTGCCCCACAAGAATCGTGAGTCGCCGCCTTCGGCTTGAACATCTTTCATCTGATAACCTACGGTTGACCAATTTTGCTGAATGCTGAGAGCCACCATGAGTATCACATTTGATAAATTATTTGCAGACTCTTGAGCATATTGCTGGATTGCTGTGCCGTGAATGTTATACATTGCGTATCTCCTGTAAAAATTTACTTACACTTAAATTAGAACCTGTCACTGCTTCGTGGAACTCGTAGACATCGACCATCGTCCAAGATTGGTTGAGCCTCTTGCCCCACGCCTCTACTAAGATACCACAGAAATCGTCGTCGTCAAGGCAGTAACGCACCTTGCGTTCGTAATTTAATTTCTTGATTCTTTGAAGATTACCAACACTCTTCATCGGTCTTTCTCCCAAACAATTCTGTTAATCTTTCTTTGGACGGAGCTTCGTGAAGTTTTAATTCTCTAGCTGAATAAGTATATACAACCTTATCACTAACCTCTCGAACTCGATAACCTGCGTTTTCTTTTAGCGCCCTTCGGCCTGCTTCGACCTTGGCCTCTTCATAATATATTGTAGTTAACACTTCAGTCCAATTACCTTCACCGTTTTCTCTTTCAAGAATATATTCTTTCATTTTGAATAACTCCCTACAATAAAGCCAAAGCCTATTGACACCATGCTTACCAACACATGGGCTGCTAAAAATATTTCAAGTTGGAAACAAACCATATTACTGGCCTCCCATAACTTTAAAATTATATTTTAACATTGCCCACGCATGATGATCGTCGGAGCAAGCAGATATAAAACTTAGTAAATCATCAATAGTCATCATATTGGTATTCATAATATTATTCCTCATCCCAAGGTATCATTTTCTCCCAACAGGGAGGACAGTGATAAACGCCACTGTCAGCCCCAATAAGTATTTCACGATCATTCGCATCCAGCCAAGGAAATATATTTTGAACCAAGGCATTGCGGTCGGCTTTGTAATATTCCCAATATTTTCTGGGGACATCGACGGCCTGTAAAGATTTACACATGTTGCATTCAACCATAACAGCTGTGTGTTCCATTACATTAATTCCTCTAATTCTAAATATTGATCGTGAATTTCATCGTACCATTCATTTACGATATCAATGCAATCTTCTAAGCTTTCAGCTTCAGTCCAAACATCGCCCTTGTCATCCATGATGAGCCAAAAGAATTGTATATTCTTTAGGGTGAAGTAGCGATACTTGTAAAGTTTAGAATTTAATTTTTTTAATTCCATGATAATAATTCCTTAAAATTCAAAGCCAGCAAAACATTCTGTTTTACCTCTACGGTAAACAACCTTGTTAGCATCAACCCACGAAGTCAACTCATAAGCTTTACTGTATCTACAGTATTCACCTCGAATATAAACATTAGCTGTCGGCTGTCCTTTACGGACAAGTTTAACGAAGTCGCCTTGCTTAACATTTTTAATGTTAGTTTGCTGCATAATATTATCCTCAAGATTAATTAAAAGTTTATGAAACCCTGATTAAGCATCAGGGTCAGTTTCGAGGTAAGCCATAATAATATCAAGCTTCGCTTCGAAGGTAGCAAGTTTCTTGTCGGTTGCATCCTGTCGCTTTGTGATGGCATCAAACCGTGCTTGGAACTCAGAGAGTTCTGACGTATCCGCTTGAATCTTTTTAACGGTGGTTGTTTTCTCAGCCTTCGGCTTCGAAACCTTCGGAGTATCCTTGATGACAGCCTTAGTCTTCTTAGCCTTAACAGGCTTAGAAGTCATCATGTTGGTAAACTTCTTTGGAATCGTTTCAGCTTCGAAGAAGCGACTCACATCGGCATGAGTGATAGGAGTTTCAGTATTTTCATTCTGAAACTTTAAGAGGATAGCGCTGAAGATTTTGGAGAGTCTGTAAGACTCCGAAGGTGTTTTGCCACCGACCTTACCAAAGTGCTTGGCTACAGCATAAAGCTGTCGTGATGAGGCGGTGCGATTCCCATCGACGTTAACGAAAATCTCTGATTTTTGAAGGTTCGAAATGCTCATGTTCATTACTCCGTAATGGTTTTAGGTTTGAAGCAACGCTCTGTCGCTGTTGCCATTCCATTAAGGGCAGAGTTTCGAAATTTTTGCAACCTCTTTCCCTGCGCATTATGCGGTTGTGAAAGAGCGTGTGATGTGATCGGGTGAGAAAACTCAGCGGTGGATTTTTACTCAATATAGAATATATTGGAAGTTGTTGGAATCATTGGAGATTTTGGAATCGAGTTATAAATCTTTAAAGATTTCTAAAGGTTTCTGGAGCTGTCCACTAGAGAGTCTTTAAAAATTTTATAAATTTTCTATACGCCTCATGCGAGACTGAGAAAATCTTTAGAGATTTTTGAAGTCTTTAGGGGTACGCAGGTGCCCATGCCCCCTCCCCCGTATATATATACATGCTCAAACATTTTTGGAGATTTTTGGAGTGTCTACCAGTTGGCCCCACAGACCTTTAAAGCCCAGACATAAAAAAAGGCCCACCGGCCTTTAAAGAGACACCCACGATAGTGGGCGAGTAGATGTATATATATGCACCTCTGACGGGTACAAATATTATTATACACCTGTATTTCAATTTTGTCAATGAAATAATACCAAAAAAAGATAAATAAAGTTCTTGACAAAGATACAATATAGGTATATAATGTATAACATGGAAACTAAAAAAGAATTGACAGTAAAACAACAAGATTTTTTAGACAATCTTATATCGTGTGGAGGTAATGCCCGTCAAGCCGCTGAACTAGCAGGCTATGCAGCAGGAAGCTACACAGCAGTTGTAAAAGCTCTTAAGTCTGAGATACTAGATTTAGCTGAAGGCGTGTTGGCCGTAAACGCACCTAAAGCGGCTCTGAAGCTCGTTCAAGTTATGGAGAGCGATGAGCCTATCCCTCAAGCTAATATTCGTGTACAAGCCGCACAGACGCTCCTAGACCGTGTAGGAGTTGCAAAGAAAGAAAGGCTTGATGTTAAAGTTGAAACGCCAAGTGGTCTATTCATACTACCCGCTAAAGCGCCTACAGTTATTGAGGACGCAGAATATGAAGAGACGGACTAGCAGCACTATACCATTTGGCTATAAATTAATAGATAATGATCCTGAACACATCGAAGAAATCACAAGCGAACTTGAAGCCTTAAACAAGATACTACCGATGATTAAATCACGATCTTTGTCTCTACGCGAGGGTGCGTTGTGGTTGACCCATGAAACTGGTCGCTCTATATCCCATCAAGGTTTACAAAAGATAGTAAACAAAGATGGATAAAAACGATTGGGATTTAAACCCACAAAACTACTTACAAAATGAAGACGGTAGCTTTAAGCTAAAAGCTGATGGCACTCCCAAGAAAAAACCCGGCAGACCGAAAGGCTCAAAGGGCAGGGGATATAACTATCACTCAAAAACTAAAGCAAAACAAGAAGCTTCAAAAAAAGTAAGGACAAAAAAGAAAAAAATAGCGCAGGCACGTTCCGCTATCTCACGATATCAAAAATCTGTTGAGAATACCGAAAAAGCCCTAGACCTGCTAGAAGACAACAACAAAAGTAAAGTTGTCGAAGAGACGTTTGTAGAAGAAGCATCCTCATCGCTTAAAGCTGAGTTGAAAGAGAATGTTATATTTAGTCCTAATGAGGGACCACAAACTGATTTCTTGGCTGCGGGTGAAACAGATGTATTGTACGGCGGTGCGGCTGGTGGAGGCAAAAGCTATGCGATGTTGGTTGATCCACTTCGCTTTGCACATAGGGGAGCGCATAGAGCATTAATCCTGCGGCGTTCTATGCCAGAGTTACGCGAACTCATCGACAAATCTCGTGAACTCTACCCCAAAGCCTTCCCCGGTTGTAGATACCGTGAAGTAGAAAAGCTTTGGAATTTTCCAAGCGGTGCAAAAGTTGAATTCGGTTTCTTAGAACGAGATGCAGACGTATATCGTTATCAAGGACAAGCATATAGTTGGATAGGTTTTGACGAAATTACCCATCTCCCAACCGAATTTTCTTGGAACTACTTAGCTTCACGATTACGTACAACTGATTCAGAAATAGTACCTTATATGCGCTGCACAGCAAACCCCGGCGGTTCTGGAGCACAATGGGTTAAAAAGAGGTACATTTCACCATCACCACCCAACGAGTCTTTTATGGGTGATGATGGCATTACACGTAAGTTCATTCCAGCAAGATTGAACGACAACCCGTATTTGGCCCAAGACGGGCGATACGAACAAATGCTAAAAAGCTTGCCGCCTACCCAGCGCAAACAGTTGCTTGAAGGTAACTGGGAAATTGCAGAAGGCGCAGCATTTACAGAGTTTGACAGGCATCTCCATGTCGTTGAGCCGTTTGAAATCCCACTACACTGGGAACGAACCAAAGGGCTTGATTATGGTTATGCATCAGAATCAGCTTGCGTTTGGGCCGCACTTGACCCTAGCGACGGAACGCTGATTATATATAGAGAGTTATATAGAAAGGGTCTTTTAGCTACAGAGTTAGCAGAAATGCTTACTAACATGGAACTAAATGATCCAACTTCTGTCAGAGGCGTATTAGATACAGCGTGTTGGTCACGCACAGGAACTACTGGCCCGACAGTTGCAGAAACCCTAATACAAGGTGGACACAAATTACGTCCTGCAGATAAGAACCGTGTTGCAGGAAAAATACAGATACATGAACACTTAAAAGTTCAACCATCTGGCAGGCCACGAATGCAGATATTTAATACTTGTCCTAATCTGATTCGTGAACTACAAGGCATTCCGCTTGATAGAAATAATCCTGAGGATGTTGATACACACGCTTCGGATCACGCTTACGACGCACTACGATACTTAATTATGTCTAGGCCACGAATAAATGATCCGCTAAGTCAAATACGTAATTTACAGCGTGAACAACACTTTCAGCCTTTCGACTCGACGTTTGGTTACTAATATATGAATGAAGACATCTTAGACAGCGCAGACAATATTTATTTCACAGAAGTTGAAAATGAAGATGGTCTTAATGTTGAGTTAGACGAAAGCCTCAAATCTAATCTTGCAGGTCTTATCGAAGCGCGTTTTACTAGTGCAGAACAAGCGCGTGAACACGATGAAGATCGTTGGATTAATGCTTACCACAACTTTCGTGGCGTATATCCAAAAGGCATTCCCTTTCGTGAAAGCGAAAAGTCTAGAGTCTTTATTAAAATTACAAAAACTAAAGTATTAGCAGCATACGGACAACTGATTGATGTTATTTTTGGAACAGGGAAGTTCCCCATTGGCGTTAGTCCTACTGTTATTCCCGAAGGCATTGCAGAGTATATGCACCTTGCAAACCAATCAGTGCCGGGAATTGAAACAAGTGCAGCTACACCTACAGGCGCACAAAGTGCAGACGAAAACCCATTTGATGTAGGCTTTGATGGTGACGGTAAAGTTTTAAAACCGGGAGCTACATACAGAGCTTCCAAGTTTTTAGACGAAACTATTGAAGAAAACATTGATAATTTTGAGGATGGTCCTAGCCCAGACCCTCAAGTGCTAGAAATCTCTCCAGCTAAAAAATCAGCACGTAATATGGAGAAGTTAATTCACGATCAGATTGATGAGTCTAACGGCTCAAGCGAACTTCGCAATGCAATATTTGAGTCGTGTTTATTTGGTACAGGTATTATTAAAGGACCGTTTAATTATAATAAAACTTTACACCGCTGGGAAAACAGCGAAGAAACAGGAGAACGTGAATATAACCCGCTATTTGTTAGAGTACCTCGCATTGAGTTTGTGTCTATTTGGGATTTTTTCCCTGACCCTAGCGCCACTAGCCTAGATGAATGTGAATATGTTCTTCATCGTCATAAACTAAATAAGTCTCAAGTTCGAGGTTTAACCAAGCTACCTTATTTTAATGAAGACGCTATTCGTGAAGTGTTGGCTTTAGGGCCAAACTATACTGAACGTGATTACGAACATGAGCTAAAAGACGATCAACGCTCAGATGAGTATGGTAGTGGTCAGTATGAAGTACTAGAGTATTGGGGCGTAATGGATGCAGAATACGCTCGTGAAATAGGAATGGACGTTGGCGACGACGTTGATGACCTAGCTGAAATTCAAATTAATGCTTGGGTTTGTAATGGACTTGTGCTTCGTGCAGTAGTCAACCCATTTACACCTATGCGTATACCGTATCACGCTTTTCCGTATGAGAGAAACCCATACAGCTTCTTTGGTATCGGTATTGCAGAAAACATGAATGATAGTCAGCAGGTTATGAACGGTCACGCACGTATGGCTATTGACAACCTAGCTCTTAGTGGCTCTCTAGTCTTTGAAGTTGATGAGTCTATGCTTGCTGGTGGTCAAAGCATGGAAGTATATCCCGGCAAGATTTTTCGACGACAAGCAGGTGTTCCGGGCCAAAGTATTCATGGACTAAAGTTTCCAAACACATCACAAGAAAACATGATGATGTTTGATAAGTTCCGACAGCTTGCAGACGAGCAAACAGGCATTCCTAGCTACTCACACGGACAGACAGGTGTGCAGAGCATGACGCGAACAGCATCAGGAATGTCAATGTTGCTTGGCGCAGCGTCACTTAATATTAAAACGGTTGTAAAAAACTTAGATGATTTTTTACTTAAGCCGCTAGGACAATCATACTTCCAATGGAATATGCAGTTTTTTGAAGGCGATATTGATACCCAAGGCGATTTAGAAATTAAAGCTATGGGTACAAACAGCCTAATGCAAAAAGAAGTACGAAGTCAACGATTAACAATGTTCTTGCAAACAGCCCAAAACCCAGCGATTGCTCCATTTGTAAAAATGTCTAAGCTTATTTCTGAGTTAGCTTACTCACTGGATCTTGATCCTGATGAGATTCTCAACGACCCAGAAGAGGCTGCAATTGCTGCACAAATAATAGGAATGCAAAATAATGTTGGACAAGCAACTGGCAGCGAGGCTGTCCCCACTGACGAACAATCCGGAGTTATGGGAAGCCCTGAAGGAGTACCTCAACCACCGCAAGAACTTGGAGCTACAGGGACTGGTGGTGGCAACATCGGAACAGGAAATGTACCGCAAGCAGGGGAGAGTGAATTTTCTGGATAATTTCCTGACACTTCCAGCCCAAGTAAAAGCCGCAAAGGAATTCAAAGATGACAATGTATGACAAATCTTTAATGATGCCAGTAGAGCGACAGCCGTACAGCAAAGGTAAAATTGTTGTAGATCTGTTAGAGCGTGTATTAGGTAAAAAAGCAAAGACCACAAAGCTTGACATGGCTGAAAGGGGTAAAATTTCTGACGCCGTACAAGAAGAACTAGACATTAATCCAAACTTTTTTGATGAGCTAGAAGACGATGAGTTTTCAATGCTTATGGATCGTTTGCCTCAAGAAGATCAAGCCAAGTTAGGTTTCGCAGAAGCACCAGCAGATGACATGGTTGAAATGATGCGTGGCATGAATCCAAGAGAAGCTGCGCAACAATTAGAGCTTTTTGGTAGCGAAAAAAATATTTATGATTATGCAGGATCATTAAAGCCCCAAGAGCTACGTGAGTTTGTAGGCAATGTCAAGAAAGAAGACTATGAAATTTTTGGCAATTTCCAAAACTTTTTAGATCGTCTTGGACCACGAGAAATGAAGGCAGAAGGCGGAATGATGGGATTATTGATTCCCGCTGAAGGCATGAAGCCTGATGGAGAAATGGAAGACGATTACGTTTCATACGTTATGGATGAAACACTATCAGATGATGAAATAGAATATGTCAACAAAGCACTAGAGGCTGATAATAGACTTAGCGAACTGTTTGACAAAATTGTTTTATCGTCGGCAGAATTTACAGGTGCAGGTGAAGTTGATGGTCCCGGCACAGGCACATCAGACGACATTCCTGCACGACTTTCAGACGGTGAATTTGTATTTACCAAAAAAGCAGTAGATGTTATCGGCGTAGAAAAACTAGAAAAAATGATGAAAGACGCTGAAAAACAATCTGAACGACAGAACAAGGCAGTTGGTGGAATCATGAATGACCCAACACAAGATGAGAAAGCTGTACTGCCAGATGAAGCTATGAGTGATGATGAGATTGAAGAGCAGATGCTCGATTCTAATCGCATTCCTAGCTTAATGCGACGATAAGGCTACCTAGAACTTTTAGCCCCTTATCACAACAATAACCTTGAGGCCACCTTGTAATCTCAAGACCCTAGAATTACTTCTAGCCACCTTGAAAACAAACAAGCCCCGAAAAGGAGTAAGACATGACTGAAGTACACGAACCAGAAGCTAATCCATACAATGCAAAAAAATCTTGGCACGAGGAGCCAGAAGCATCTAATGGATCAGCAGAGAGTCTATTTTTTGAATCAGGAAGTTCTGATGAGGCTACCCAAGACACGGCCCCTCAAAAACAAAAAGGAACTAACTATAAAAAAAGGTATGACGATTTAAAACGACATTATGATGAAAGGATTTCAGAGTTTAAACAAAAAGAACAAGAACTGTTAGCGCAAGCTCAGTCTGTTCAACCAGCTTACCAGCCGCCAAAATCAGCTGAAGAGTTGGAGCAGTTTAGAACTGATTATCCTGATTTGTACGAAACTGTAGAGTCTGTTGCACATCTACGAAGTCAAAAAGAAGTACAGGCACTTCAACAAAAGATGCAAGCAATCGAAGAGCGAGAAGCAATGATCGCACGACGTGAAGCTGAAACTAAGTTGAGAGACCGTCATCCTGACTTTGAAGATATTCGTGGCGATGAAGAGTTTCATGATTGGGCTAAAGAACAACCTGAAGAAATTCAAGGTTGGATCTATAATAACCCAGACAATGTTAGTTTAGCTAGTCGTGCTATAGATATCTATAAAATGGAAAGGGGCATGAATGTAAAAAGCCCTAAAACTCAGTCAAGTCAAAAAGTGTCCAGAAAAGACGCTGCAAGTTTAGTATCCACTAAAACTACAACTGTAGACACTAAGCAGCCAAAAGTTTGGACAACTCGGGAAATCGCTGCCTTATCTATGGACGATTATGATCGACTTGAAAAAGAAATTGATCAAGCCGCCCAAGAAGGCAGAGTAATTAAATAACTTTGTTTTAAGGAGTCAATACAATGGCTAGTAATACATCGGACCAATATTTTGCTCAGTCGTCCGGGAGCAACTTCGCTGGCAATAACTTCATGCCAGAAATCTATTCCAAGAAGGTACTTAACTTCTTCCGCAAGGCATCTGTTGCAGAAGCCATCACAAATACTGATTATGCTGGTGAAATTTCAGCTTACGGTGATTCAGTTAAGATCATCAAAGAGCCAGTAATTTCTGTTGATCAGTACGAGCGTGGTGGTTCTATCACTGCAACTACACTGACTGACAACGAAGTAACTCTTGTTGTTGATACGGCGAACGCATTTAAGTTCATCGTTGACGACATCGAAACTTCAATGTCTCACGTCAACTTTAAGGAAGTTGCTTCATCTTCAGCTGCTTACGCACTTCGTGACGCATTTGACACGGGCGTAATTGCTAAGATGTTTGCAGGCGTCCCAGCGTCATCTCCAAACCACATCCTTGGTTCGGATAGCGCAACTGACCTTGCAGCTGGCACCTTCGACGGTACTGGTAACCTTGACATCGGCTACGCTTCTGGCGAGCATGATCCAATTGATGTTCTTTCACACATGGCACGTCTTCTTGACGAGCAGAATGTTCCTGAAGAAGGTCGTTGGTTCCTTGCTAACCCAGAGTTCTACGAGCAGCTTGTACAGTCTAGCTCTAAGCTTATGAGCGTTGATTTTAACGCTGGTCAGGGTTCAATCCGTAACGGTCTCGTATCTTCTGGTAAGTTGCGTGGCTTTGACATGTACAAGACTAACAACATTGCAGCTACTACTAACGCAGCTGGTAAGTGTATTGCTGGTCACATGTCTGCAGTTTGTACTGCACAGACTATTATCAACACTGAAGTAGTCCGTGACACTGCAAGCTTCGGCGATATTGTACGTGGTCTTCACGTCTACGGAGCCAAGGTACTTCGTCCTGAAGCACTTGTTTCTGCCTTCTACGGCATCGACTAAAAATAAAAAGGGGGATGAAATACTCCCCCAATTTTTAAGGTTTTATTATGCCACAAATTGGAAGTGAAGATAAGCCAATGATGCTAGGATCTAAAAAGCGTGGTAAGGTTCTAGGAATGACAGGTGGCTTTTACAGACCAGAAAACAAGAAAAAATACGACGACAACTATGATCGTATTTTTGGGAGGAAAAAGGATGCACTGCGGGACAAAGCGTAAAAAGAAAATGAGTGGTGGTCGAGTAGCTTATGGCATGGGCAAAAAAGTTCAAGGCGATAAAGGTAATCGTGCAGCACGACGAGAATACAAAGATGGCGGAAGCGTTATGAAAAATGCAATGCCAAAATGTATGCCTAATTAAAATGAAAGTCAAAGCACCTGAAGGCTATCACTGGATGAAAAAAGGATCAACATACAAGTTGATGAAAGATCCTAAAGATGGCTATAAACCCCACAAAGGAGCCTCGAAAGAAGCTAACTTTGAAATTCAAAAGGTTCATAAGAAATAATGGCTGCTACTTATCTTGAAATTACAAACGAGTTGTTGCGAGAGTTGAATGAAGTAGCTCTCACATCTTCGACGTTTGCTGGGGCTATTGGTGTTCAGCAACATATTAAGGATTGTGTAAACAGAGCATACCTTGATATTGTTAATGAAGAACCTCAATGGCCTTTTCTTGCTGTAGATACAAGCGGTTCTACAGATCCTTTTTATGGTAATACTTATGTAGAAACTGTAGCAGGCACTCGTTGGTATTTGTTGAAGCCTACATCGTCTAGTTTGACAACAGACTATGGCTACATTGATTGGGATAATTTTTACTTGACAACAATTGGTGTGACAGACGAAACAGCGCCTTATGTAAGTAAAAACCTTAAGTTTACAACTACAGAAGAATGGAAAGACTTTGTACGCACAGCAGAAAACCAAGATGATGCAGATACGCAAAATCATGGTGAGCCTAGTAAAGTTATTATTAGCCCAGATAATCGTAAGTTTGGACTAAGCCCTATTCCAGATAAAGTTTATCGCGTTTATTTCTTTGCGTACAATCTGCCAACAGAACTAAGCGCACACGGAGATGAAATCGTATTCCCAAATATTTACAAGCCTGTATTGCTTGCTAGAGCTAGATACTATATTCATCAGTTTAAAGAAAGCTCGCAAGCTGCAGCATTTGCATTAGAAGATTATAAGCGTGGCCTAAAGCTTATGAAAGGAAACCTCATGAGTCCAACGCCTAACTATATGAAAACAGATCGTGTGAGGTTTGTATAAATGTCTCAGCCCTTTGGCGTTTCATGTAGAGGTGGCTTAAACACCAACCTCAACCAGCTTGAAATGCTTCGACAGCCCGGACTAGCTACACGCCTTAGAAACTTTGAGGTAGATCCTGATGGCGGCTATCGACGTATTAATGGCTTTACGCAATATGGTGATACACGTCCCAATAGTGATAATGACATTCTTGGGATTTTTGTGTATGGCGATGGTGTGGTTGTTTGCTCAGGTACTGATATACATTTTAGTATTGATGGCTCAACGTGGATACAAATTAATAAAGACAGTGTGGCTAATGGTGGTGATGACTATACCACTTTTACAGGTCGCAGTGCCTTAACACGTACAGGTCAAGGTCAATGCTCGTTTGCACTTTTTGAAGGTGCGACATTTGATTATGGCGAGTTGATCATTGCAGACGGTGCTAACAAGCTTTATTCGTTCCGCATGGAAGGCTCTGGCGCACTAACAACTCGTACATTCTTTGCGTTTGAAATTACAGTAGATGGTACTAATGGCGTTAAGTACATAGCCAACCACGACCATCACCTTATTGCAGCAGGCGTAGAAAATAATTTAAATACAGTTTACTACAGTGTTTACAATGACCCTGATAACTTTACAGGTACTGGTGCTGGCTCAGTAGTCATATCAGATCAGATTCAAGGTATTCGTGGATTCCGTACTGATTTGATTGTGTTTGCTAAGAATAGCATTCATAAACTTATAAACATTAACGATGCTGCAAATATACGTATAGATCCTATTACAGAAAACGTAGGATGCTTGTCAGGCTATAGCATTCAAGAAATTGGTGGTGACCTTTTGTTCTTGAGTCCTGACGGTATTCGTACTATTGCTGGTACAGCCCGTATTGGTGACGTTGAGTTGAGTTCAGTATCTCGACAGATTCAAAGTGTTATCGGAGACATAGCAGACTCAATCAACACGTTTACTATTGATAGCTGTGTATTGCGTTCTAAGTCTCAGTATCGTTTATTTTATACGGATAAAGCTTTAGGTTCAAATGTTTCTAAAGGAATTATTGGTACGTTTACTGCTAATGGCTTTGAATGGGCTGAAACGCTTGGCATTCAAGCTATGGGACTCACAACAGGATTTGATAACAACGGAGTTGAAAAAGCTTTTCATGGTGATAAAGATGGATATATCTATAATCATGATGCAGGCAATGCTTTTAATCCCGCTGGCGTTGCTTCAAACATAGAAGCTATTTATCAAACACCAAACTTTGACTTTGGTGATATTGGTACACGTAAAACAGTTAAGTATGCACGGCTGTCTCTTAGCCCAGAGGGTGAGATTCAGCCAACACTTCGTATGCGATTTGACTACGAAGACACAGATATTCCACAGCCTCCAGATTATACGCTGAACTCTGTGCCGCTTCCTGCGATCTTTGGTAGTGCTATTTTTGGTACAGCAACCTTTGGCGCTAGTAACGACCCAATGGTTCGACAGCCTGTAGAAGGCAGCGGAAACACAGTAAGTTTTAGAATTACAAGTACAGATACTAAAGCGCCATATGCAGTCAATGGCCTTTACATAGATTATATGCCATCAGGTAGGAGATAAACATGGCCCAGAATTACACTCGACAAAGTACGTTAAGTGATGGCGATACTATTACGGCCTCATTGTTTAATGATGAGTA